GAACCATTCGTGGCCCAGCTGGTATCAGTAATAAAGGATATAGAATCTATATCCCTAGAGTTTTTGAAAACGAGGATTATATCCTGCCGCGTAGAAACGTTTCGTTTCTACCGCGTAAATCGCGAAACTCGAAGACCTCTTATTTGTCAGATTCTGACAAGAGATCTTTTTCTATTTCTCTTTGTAGAGACTTTGGATTTTCCAAAGGAATGTCAAAGACATTAACTCTACGTTCGATTAATGATCTAAAGAGAATTGAACAAACAGTACATTGCATCATAGATGCTCTATTACTGTTTGACCGAAATCTGTTCGTAACAGACAACGGTTATAGATTTCTTAAACATATTGTTAAGAAAACTATTACATTATCCTCCTTTGGAGTATCTAATGTAGTAAAACATTGGAAAGAAGTTACTTCTTATTTCTATATCAATGTAACAGAAACTGTTACAAGAGAAAAGAACCAATGTTCTAAGGATAATATTTTCTTAAGTTTTCTTAAGATATATCCTATAGATGAGTTTAAATCTAATTTAGATCGCTATAAACTTATAGCATTATCTCATCTATGTTCATCTAGACATTTCCCTACGGGAGATAGAAGAGATGAAGTAAAAGCACTTCTCAAATTCAAGAAGATAGTTACAAATTTTGTAGACATACCTTCTAGTCATCTAAAAGATTTAAGAGAAGCTGCTATTAAATACGGTATAAGAGCCCGCAAAGCGGGAATGTATCGTAAACAAGAACCTCACATTAGCTTAGCTACTGCCGGTTCTTATTACTCTAACGTCCGAAACGGAGGTAGAGCAACAGAAGTATTGGAATATATTATTCCAACACTTACTTTCATTCCTACGAAAGACTCGATTTACGAGACTCCCTTTGGATCAGTTTCTGATATAGAGGGAATCGCAAGATGGAAAACGTGGTGCCGTAACATAGATACTATGGAACCCGAAGATCGGGATTATATGGAAGCGTTCGACTTTGCCGAACTCACCACTGAAACCCTAGCAGGGTTTGAGGTCTATTTTCAAGGCTTTGATGATGCCATTGGAAAACAGATCTTGGTATGTGCTTGGTTCGCTTATAAAGAGCAATGCTCTGGCGAAGCCATACCAATACGTACTTGTACCATTACAGAACCTGGTGGTAAAGCACGAATTGTAAGTACAGGGCCATTTTGGCTTTATGTATTACAACAAGGTATAGGAGGAATCCTCCGAACATACCTTGCTTCTCTCATACCGGCACAAGCCGGAATGATGAGAGCAGATCAGGCCTGGAGATATCTAGGTCAGATCGAGAATAAAAAGGAAACATTCCCTAAAAATTCTTGGTGTCTAAGTTCAGACTTAGTCTCAGCTTCAGACACTATACCTATATCAGTAGCACTTGCCGTCTATGACGGTTTTCTTGAAGGTTTAAATCTTCAGGGAAGTGGTTACGATATGGTAAAAGAACTATTAAGATTACCAAGATTGGTAACAATAGATTCTATACGCGAAACGTTTGAAACGTGTCGTGGAGTCTTTATGGGAGAACCTCTCACAAAGCCTATTCTCACATTAGTTAATATCTGTTGTGAGGAAATTGCCTTACGTAAGTATCTTGGTAAGACATTTAACGAACCTCTTCATGTACCATGGAGAGCCTTCGCTTGTGCCGGTGACGATCATATTGCCATCGGACCAAAAGAGTATCTTGATATTATCACTGATACTCTAGAATTATCTGGTTTGATAATATCGCCAGATAAACACGGTAGATCCTGTATTGCAGTGAGGTACTGTGAAAAATTTCTTGATATTAGAAATATCAGAAATAATTGGACCTTAAAATCTATCAATGATAGTCTTGAAGGTTCATTAAATTCTCCTTTTATAGATTCTGTAAAAGTGAGATTATTATCCCCGTGTTCAAAAAACAATGATTGTTTCAATGAACGTAATAC